CGGAGACGGTAGATGAGTGAATTCACACAAGAAGAAGTCCAACAAATGTTGGATAACTTGGACAATTTTAGCGAAGAAGAGGTCATTCAGATCGAAAAAATGGTGGATGAGCTAGATAATCGCCATAAAAACCAAGCAGCATACGATGATTTGATAGAATTTTGCAAAAGAATGATGCCTGACTTCATTGTAGGTAAGCATCACCGCATTTTGGCGGACATGTTGATGGGTTTAGAGGATGGAAGTAAGGATCGGGCATGTGTAAACATCCCTCCTAGGCACGGAAAGTCCCAATTAGTGTCAATTTTCTTCCCAGCATGGTTTTTAGGGCGAAATCCAGACAAAAAAGTGATGATGGTGTCGCATACGACTGATTTAGCGGTAGATTTTGGTCGAAAAGTGCGTAATTTGCTCGGTTTACAGGACTATAAAGACATATTTCCTACTGTACAACTAGCTACGGATTCTAAGTCTGCAGGACGTTGGAACACCAATATGGGCGGTGAATACTACGCATGTGGTGTAGGGTCGGCACTAGCTGGTCGTGGTGCACACCTATTATTGGTAGATGACCCACATTCTGAGCAAGATGTTATTAATGGTAACTTTAGTGTGTTTGAAAAAGCGTACGAATGGTTTACGTTTGGTGCTCGTACACGTTTGATGCCCGGTGGTAGGGTAGCAATTATCCAGACTAGATGGCACATGGATGATTTGACCGGCCGTGTAGTTAAGGATATGAGTCATAATGATAAATCTGACCAGTATGAAGTTGTGGAGTTTCCTGCAATTATTGAAGTAAAAGATAAGGAAAGTGAAGAACTTGTAGAGAAACCGTTGTGGCCTGAGTTTTTTGATTTAGCTGCGTTGGAACGTACAAAAGCGTCAATGCCGTTGTTTCAGTGGAATGCACAGTATCAGCAACAGCCAACAGCAGAAGAAGCGGCTATTGTAAAAAGAGAGTGGTGGCAGATATGGGAGAAAGAAAGTCCTCCTATGTGTGAGTATATTATTATGTCACTTGATTCCGCAGCAGAAAAACATAATAGGGCTGACTTCACTGCGCTAACGACTTGGGGTGTATTTTTTAACGAAGAGACAAATGCACATAACATAATACTGTTAAATAGTATAAAGGAACGTTTAGAGTTTCCTGAGTTAAAAGAGTTAGCTATGGAACAGTATAGTATGTGGGATCCAGATGCGTTTATTGTAGAGAAAAAGAGTTCAGGCGTTGCTTTATATCAAGAAATGCGCAGAATGGGGCTTGTTATACAAGAATATACCCCTCATAGGGGATCTGGTGATAAACTAGCGAGATTAAATTCTGTATCTGATATTATTGCATCTGAACTTGTTTGGGTACCACAGACGCGATGGGCAGAAGAAGTTATAGAAGAAATAGCGGGATTCCCATTTATGAGTAATGATGACTTGGTGGATTCTACAATTATGGCGCTTATGCGGTTTAGGCAGGGCGGATTTATACGGCTACCTTCAGATGAGCCAGATGAAATAAAATACTTCTCGAGAAGAAGTGTCGGATATTATTAGAGGTTAAGAGATGGCTATTGAGAAAAGTTTAATGACAGAAGCTCCTGAAGGCGAAAACCTAACAGGCGACGCACTAGAGATTGAAATTATAGATCCAGAGGCGGTTATCCTAGATGATGGTAGTGCAGAAGTAATCCTCATGCCCGAAGATGGTGAGGAAGAATCAGAGTTTGATGCTAATCTAGTAGATGATTTAGATGAGCGTGAGAAGAACATATTAATTGATGAGTTATTGGGTTTAGTAGAATCCGACATACAGAGCCGAAAGGACTGGGCTGATACTTACGTAAAAGGATTAGACATCCTCGGATTTAAGTATGAAGAGCGTACCGCACCGTGGGAAGGAGCTTGCGGGGTACACTCTACTGTATTAGCAGAAGCAGCTATTAGATTCCAAGCAGAAGCTATGTCAGAGACATTCCCTGCACAAGGCCCTGTGAAGATAAAAATCTTAGGTAGTGAGACTCCTGAGAAGGAAGAAGCTGGTGAACGTGTTCGTGTAGACATGAATTACCAGCTTACTGACAACATGGTTGAGTATCGTCCTGAACATGAAAGAATGTTATATAGCCTAGGGCTTGCAGGATCGGCGTTTAAGAAGGTTTACTTTGACCCTAACCTAGATCGCCAATGCGCTATCTTTGTGCCTGCAGAAGACGTTATAGTGCCTTATGGAGCATCTAACATCGAAGCAGCAGAACGTGTTACTCATGTAATGCGTAAAACTAAAAACGAAGTGCGTAGATTACAAGCTAATGGGTTCTATGCTGATGTAGATATGGATGATCCAGCGCCATACCACACTGATATTGAAGAACGTAAGGCTGAAGAAGGTGGCTATTCACTAACTAGTGATGATAGGTACACTTTATATGAGATCCATGCACATCTTATTATTGATGGTATTGATGACGAAGATGACCTAGCTAAACCATACGTAGTTACTATTGAACGTAGTACAGGTGAATTACTATCTATTAGGCGTAACTATGAAGAGGGTGATGAGCTAGAACGTAAGCGTCAGCACTTTGTACATTACTCTTATGTGCCCGGATTTGGCTTCTACGGCCTTGGACTCATACATATAATAGGTGGGTACGCTAAAGCAGGAACGTCGATTATACGGCAATTGGTGGACGCTGGTACGCTATCTAACCTTCCGGGGGGTCTAAAATCGCGTGGTTTACGCATTAAGGGTGATGATGAGCCTATCGAGCCGGGTGAGTTTAAAGATGTAGATGTGCCATCAGGTAGCATACGTGACAATATTATGCCGCTACCATATAAAGAACCTAGTCAAACTCTACTAGCGTTACTTAATCAGATTACTACAGAAGGTCGTAGACTAGGCGCTATTGCTGATATGGATGTTTCTGATATGTCCGCGAACGCGCCAGTTGGTACTACCCTAGCTTTATTAGAACGTGCATTGAAGCCGATGGCTGCTGTACAGGCGCGTGTGCATTTTGCTATGAAGCTAGAGTTCCGCATGCTCAAAGAGATAATGGCAGAGTATGCACCGGAGGCGTATGAGTACGAGCCACATAGAGGTGAAGTAACGGCTATTAAGAATGATTACGAAATGGTCGAAGTGATACCAGTAAGTGATCCTAATAGTACGACTATGGCGCAGCGTGTGGTTCAGTATCAGACTGTATTACAGATGTCACAGCAAGCCCCACAGATTTATAACCTAGCCCAGTTACACCGTCAGATGATTGAGGTGTTGGGTGTGAAAAACGCGGAGAAGTTAGTCCCTACGAAAGACGATGTAAAACTAACAGACCCGATCAGCGAGAATATAAACGCGCTAGCAGGTACCCCCATAAAAGCGTTTATATCACAAGACCACGAAGCCCATATAGCGGCTCACACACAGTTCTTGGAAGACCCCAAAGTAGCCCAAGGACTAGCTAAAAACCCGCAAGCTAAAGGCATTATGCAAGCCTTACAAGCGCACATTGCGGAGCACGTTGCGTTTAGATATAGAGCTGAAGTAGAGAAGAAGATTGGTGCGGCACTACCGTATCCAAACGAAGAGCTACCACCAGAAATGGAAGTGGAGATGTCACGCTTAGCTGCAGCAGCAGGAGAACAAGTTACTGCGCAGAACAAGCAACAGGCAGCAACTATGCAAGCGCAACAACAAGCGAAAGATCCTATCATCCAACTCAAGCAACAAGAAGTGCAGATCAAGCAGCAAGAAGTGCAGCTTAAAGCACAGAAAGACCAGCTTGAAGCGCAGATCAAACAGGCTGAAGTACAACGCAAAGCCCAAAAAGATCAGATGGATGCCCAAATCGACCAACAACAACTGGAGCTTGATAGACAGGAGTTGGAGATTGATGCCCAGAAAGCGGGTGCGAAACTGGCGGCAGATAGACGTACCGCTAACACTAAACTGGACTTAGACCTTATGAAGGCTCAGTCCGATGCGATGAACAAACAACGTAAGGAATAACTTATGGCTACTACCGTCTTAGACGTGCTGATAGAGAAGATAGACGATGGTGTTAAAAACACTGAATACTATCTTGCTGCAGGTAATGCCAAAGACTACGCCCAGTACAAAGAAACTGTGGGTGTAATCCGAGGTCTAAAATCTGCAAAAGACTTTATTGCAGAAATGCAAACACATTTGGAGGATGACGATGAGTGATTTAAAGATTGTTCAGAAAGATCCCGAAAATGAGAAAGAGCTTGAAGAAGGTCTACCTAAACCTGTTGGGTATAGAATACTTGTTGCTTTGCCTAAAGTAGAAGAAACTTTTGGTGACTCTCGTATTATTAAATCTAGCAAAGAGCAACACTTAGATCATGTTCTATCTACTATTGGTTTAGTGATAGATATGGGTACTGAAGCATATTCTGATAAAGAACGCTTTGATGCTCCTTGGTGTAAGGAAGGTGACTATGTAATGTTCCGTGCTAATACTGGCACGCGTTTTAAAATTGGTGACACAGAGTTCCGCTTGATGAATGATGATTCAGTAGAAGCTGTAGTCCCAGATCCCCGTGCAGTAGCACGAGCGTCATAAGGAGAATAAGATGGGTTTTCAAAAAGTTGAGTTTGAGTTTCCTGATGAGCAGGAAGAAAAAGGCCTAGAGATCGAGGACACTAGTGCAGTGGAGATTGATCTATCTGGGAAAAAAGAGGCTGGTGATTATGAGGCCAAAGAAGAGGAAGAAGTCGAAGTAGAAGTAGTAGACGATACTCCTAAGAAAGACCGCAACCGCAAGGCATCCGCCGCACCAGAAGACGTTACGGATGAAGAGTTAGAAAATTACTCTGAAAAAGTCCGTAAACGTATCCAGCATTTTAGTAAGGGCTACCACGATGAACGTAGGGCTAAAGAATCTGCAGAACGTGAACGTACGGAGCTTGAAAACTATGCTAAAAAGTTAGCGGATGAGAATAAAGCACTGCAAGAAACTAACCAGAAGAGTAAAAAAGCGTTAGTCGAGCAGGGTAAAAAGACCGCTGAAAAAGACGTAAACGTAGCAAAATACGCCTACAAAAAAGCGTATGATGCTGGTGATGCGCAAAAAGTTTTAGACGCACAGGAGAAACTTACAGAAGCTAAGATGAAGTTAGCTAAGTTGGAAGATGTAGATACTTCTTTACAAGAAGCGGAAACTCCTGTACAAAGTGAAGAAACACCGGTGCAAGTCGATCAAAAGGCTGATAAGTGGGCAAAAGATAACACTTGGTTTGGTCAAGATGATGAAATGACTGCATACGCGATGGGTGTACACAATAAGATTGTTAAAGAAGGTGTAGACCCCGCAAGTGATGAATACTACGAGACTATTAACTCTCGTATGCGCTCCACCTTTTCTGGTTATTTCGGGGAAGATGGGCAAACAGAGCAAGAAACTAAGAAGCGAAAATCTAATGTGGTCGCTCCCGCATCGCGGAGCACGTCGCCCAAGAAGGTGACATTAACGCGGACACAAGTAGCTATCGCTAAGAAATTAGGAGTACCGCTTGAACTATACGCCAAAAAGGTTGCTGAAGAGATGAGGAATAGATAATGGCTGAGAACAGACTAAATCGTGAATTAGAAACCCGTGAGAAAACTGCTCGTAAAACTGCATGGAAACGTCCGGAAGTTTTACCGGCCCCTAACGAAGAAGAGGGGTACGTATATCGTTGGATTAGGGTATCTACGAGAGGGAATGTAGACGCTATGAACGTCTCATCTAAATTAAGAGAAGGTTGGGAACCCGTGAAGGCTTCAGACCATCCAGAGATTACACTTGTTACTATCGAGAACGATAGATTTAAAGACAACGTAGTTATTGGTGGTTTGATGTTGTGTAAAGCGCCTAGAGAAATGGTAGAAGAGCGTAATGCTTATTACCAAGATCAGGCGGAATCGCAAATGACTTCTGTGGATAACAACCTTATGAGGGAAAATGATCCTAGAATGCCTCTGTTTAACGACAGAAAGTCTAAGGTCACTTTCGGTAAAGGCTAATTTAATTTTTTAAGGAGTTTTATAATGGCTACTACAGCTTCTCCATACGGTTTCGTGCCAGTGAAAAAGGCGGATGGTACCCCTTTCACTCAAGCACAAGAATCGTTTCCAATTAAAGCCGAAGCCAAGAATATTGGTTACGGTGCGATTGTTTCACTCGCTGCTGGCGAAGTGAAGTTGGCTACTGGTGATGGTACTAACGCGGTTGCGCAAAACTTTGGTGGCTCCAGTGTTGGTGCCGTAGGTATCTTTGTTGGTTGTGAATACATTAACGCTCAAGGTCAATTGATCTTCAGTCAGTATTACCCAGCAAGTACCGCAGGTGCTACTGCTTACGTTGTTACTGATCCGGGTGTAACTTTCCAAGTTCAATCTAACACAGCAGTTACTGCTGCAAAACTGGGCCAAAACGTAAACATAACTGGCGCACAAGTTACTGGCGATACTAACACTACAACTGGTAAAACCGATATTGCTGTCGGTGCACCAGTTAAAACGCTTCTGCCGTTTAAAATTGTTGGCTTCAGTGACCGTCCCGGTTCTGCTGCTGGCGATGATAAAACGGATTTGCTAGTTAAATTCAACCTTGCTTACCATAATTATGGTACTGCATTCACGGCTATCTGAGGAGAGTAATCAATGGCTATTTCAAGAGCACAACTGCTAAAGGAACTACTCCCCGGA